GGGGGAGACTACCTGTAATTAGTAGTCTCTCCCTCCTATTTAGGTGATGTTTTGAGAGGATTTAATTCGTATCAAGAGTTTTTGACTACGGTATTAGTTTTCTCTCAAAACTTATCTAATGATTCTCTTTTGAGAATTGATAACGCTAGAGATATTATCTCAAATAATAGAACCATGCCCGAAAAAGAAAAATATATTTTTTGGCGCAGACAACTACACTTATGTCTTTGGGAATTACCCGAAGCCGTAAATATCGGATTCAACGCATATCTAGATGAGAATCTCACTCATTATAGAGATGCCTTAAGATATCATGACGAAAATTGTCATGATTATAATTGTAATATCTGTACTATAAAAACAGATATGTTAGAAAAAATGAGGAATTTAAATGACAAAAGAACAGAACCCCGAATATATTCTCAATAAGAGAAAGAATAAAAATATAGCAACACGCTGTAGAGTTTGCGGAGGTCAATTGATGACAGCCCAAGATATAGCAAAGGAAATACATCAAGAATGTGATGTAGATAATAATAAAATGTATATGATGTGATAAAATGAAAATAGAAATTAAAAAACCTAATGATAGTAGAGAATATTATGAAACAGAAGTAACTTCAAAAGACCTTCGTCTCCCAACGAGAGCCACGGTTTCCTTTGAAAGAGAAGATAAAGACCCTGTTCACGCAGGGATAACCAAGTTTTGGAAAAATTTAATTGCCCGCCGTAATGGTTATACTTGGAGTATACCAACAGGTAATTTTAGCACCATGCTCATGATTAAGTCCTGTCCTATCCTTATAGGAAGAAGTGGAAGTAGATTGAAACTTCAAGGGCAATATGTTAGTTTACAAACTATGGCTTCAGCATTAGCAAGAATAACTTACAAATCTTGCTTTGAAGAAGATGCAGAAAAACTAATGCTGAGTTTGTATTCCACTCTTAACCTACCTGAGAATGTTAGGTATTGTTTAGAAAACAAAGTCCCCTTTCACTTCTATGAAGACTTTAATAAAATAGAAGTTAGACTAAACTGTCAGCAAATAGGTGATAATGAGTTTGGCATAGAAGTAAGTGATGGTGTATGGGGAACTCTTACTGCTAAAGAGTTAGATGTTTATTGTAATTTTTATCTTCATGGCAAAGAAAGAAGCAAAAATTGGAGAAGACTTTCACCTAAAAAATTATATTCAGTCTTGGTGGGTAAAGAACCCACTGAATCCCAACTTACAGTAATGGTAGCATTCCTTCAACAGAATAGAATGGGCGATATAGTTGAGAGAAGGGCAATGCAATTGGTAGAAGATATGTTAGTGCAACACCAAAAAAGATTAATTCCGTTCTTTGATAAAGAGGGAAGATTAGAACACTTAGTTGTTAAGGGTAAAATACATGATTGGAGATTAACTTCTAGGGGTAATACTGATTATACAACTACTTCACTTCAAAGCGTATCAACCTTTATTTTACAAGAAGACACATTTAAAGAAGGTACCCCTACCAAAATTTGGAAAGGGCCGATATGTATAGATAATATGGCCAAAGGCTCTCCATTGGGCGACCAGTACGCTACTAGAGCATTGGCGTTATTAAATGACAACCATACAATAAAAATAGTTAATACAATAAAAAGTTACATCGCACCTAGTGATGATGAAATAAGAGTGGATGAAGATGTTTTGCGAAAATTGCGAGAAGGATATACAGAGTGAATTTGATGAAAGGCTAGGAGAACATGCCTGTTTAGAATGTGGCCTTGTTTTAGTTACAGAAATATTCGAACAAACAGTGTATAGTCTAGATGTTAATGGTGAAAGGAAGCACTCTATTGATGGTAATACTCTAGGTTCTATGATACCTAACCATCGGTTAAGTAGTCTAAACAACCGTTCTGTATTCTCACAGCATATTCAAAAAGGTTTAATTCACTGTAATATGGTGTTGAGTTCTATACAACCCAACTCTCCTTTAAAGAAAAGAGTAGAAGAATTCTATCTATTCTGTAATAGAAAAGGAGTGTTCGGTAATTCTCAGCATGAGGCTAGAGCAACAGCAGTAGTATATTATGTGCTGAAAGAAAATGGAACTCCTTACTCTTTAGTTGATGTAAATAGCGAATTTAAGGCTAGGACAAAAACAATCAAAAGACTACTAAGAGAGATGAATAAACTGAATAAGAACATGGTTAGTAGAAAGCCAATTAACCCCCAATATCAACTAGAACGGGTGTTATTGAAGATAATGGGTGGGTCTAAATTCAATGAACAATGTTATGAGGTTTTAGAACATTTTGAGACAGTCATAGTAGATAGTGATTTTAACAAAGGGCGTTCTTATTACGCCTGTATTGCATGGATAGCGGCTAATTGTAATGTTAGAAAGGACATAACGAAACAAATGATTTCAAAGAGAACTGGATTCTCCGAGTGGGTTATTTGGAGACAAACAAAAGCAATATTAAATTTGATAGGAAAGGATAATTTAAAACAAATAAAGGGAAAGAAAATAACAATGGTGATTAAAAATGAGTAAAGAAATAAAAGAAGAATGGTATGAATATTATGTATATTTAGAAGAATTACGGCAAAGTGGAGTCACTAATATGTTTGATGCTACTCCATATTTGAGAGAGGAGTTTGGCATAGGCCGAAGAGAAGCAATAAAGATTCTAGGTAGTTGGATGGATAACTACCAAGAGTTGTTAGATAAAGGAATAATTAATAGAGGTGAATAATATGTATGTAGAAAAAGATTTTGAAGAAAAGAAGAGAAAGATTTTAGAAGAAATTGGAGAAAAATTAGACATACTGAAAACTCATAAATTGATTTATTGGAGCGACATAAAGGATTGGGTTAAAGACATCTTAGAAGAAAATGAAATAAGGAGAGAATAAATATGAAAAGAAAAATATTAATAATTGGAGCAGGTGGAATAGGAAGTTATCTTATTTCATTTTTAGATAACTTAAACTTGTATGAGATACAAGTGAATGACGATGATAAGGTAGAGACAAAGAATCTAACATATCAAAACTTTAGTGAAGATGATGTTGGTTTGCATAAAGTCAGCAGTATGAAGGCTAACTTTACTTGTATAAAGTTTGCAAGTCCTTATCCTATCTTAACACCTAATCAACTCGAAGGTTTTGACCTAGTAGTTTGTTGTGTGGATAACTTAGGCACTAGAAGAATGCTTTACAACTCAAATGTAAAGTGGTTAGACTTGCGTTCTCAAGGTAGAAATGCGGCTTATGTTTCTTATCAAGCAGACCCATCAATGTATGATAGTTTGTTAGCAGGTAAGGAAGGTTCGTTTAGTTGTCAAGGGGAATCTTGGGATGGTTCTCAAGAAGGAATACACTTCATGCACATGGCAATAGCCGGTATGGGTGCTGAATGGATTCAAAGATGGTTTAATGGTGAGAGCGTAAACTCTTTCGCTGTAGTAAATGTATGAGGTGATAAAATGGTAGATATAGAAATAGAGAGTTTAGAAGATGCTAGAGAAAGAGCAGAACAATACATAAAAGAATGGTATACTATGATGGAGAAAATCAATAGTGAGGCAGATGACGAATCAATCTACAAAGAAAAAGATTTCTTTAAAGCCATTTGGCATGCTTCCACAAAAATACTACCTGCCCTAGAAGTGCAAGTAGTTATTGATGGTAAAGACAATTGTTATGTTACAACTGGTTCATCCGGCTATGTTGAGTTTGGTATGCAACCTCCTGTTGGTATGAGTTTACCGATTAAGTGTTGGATTCATACTCATCCATTTGGTGCGGCTTATTTTAGTGGTGTTGATTGGGGAACAGTAAATATATGGAAGTCATTAATGCAAGAAGCCTATGTATTAGGTGGTGTAGAACACTATGGTTATTGGAATAATTCACAGCCTAACTTATTAATGATTAGATACTTGGATGAAAATGGATTAGAGACTTTTAGAGGTCAAGTACAGCCGGAGCGTGAAGAAGAATGACTTGGTGCAGAAACATGAATAATAGATGGGTTGATGAAACTATGAAGAACGGAATACATAAAAGAAGAATATTGATTCCTAAGAGAGAAGCGCAGGGAAAGGTAAGTCCTTCCGCTAACTCTCATTGGGATGCTCTTAAGAAAGAAACGGGTAAACCTTCAACAAAAGCACTATCAAATCAAACTGCTACAGGTAATAACAACATACAAATTAGTGCTGACACTGTTAATTTAACAATAATAAATGAAGGAGACTCACTTAGAGATTCAGTAAAAACGGAGGAGAGAAAATGAAAGCAGTAGGAAAATGGGTAATAGTAGAAAAAGTAAACGAAAAGAGTGGAGCAATCATATCTAAGGTAGATAACAAAGGCGTAGTCGTAGACTGTCGTTGTGATAAAAACCTAAGAGATAAAATTGTCTACTTCAACGAAAGAAAGGATTATGTTAGGGTGAACGACTTTATTGCAGTTCACCATGATGATATACTGGCGGTGGAATAATGATAATACATGGTAATGAAGTAAAAGAAAAGTTATTACAAGGAATAGATATAGTTGCTAATACAGTTAAACCTACACTTGGGCCACAAGCACGAACAGTGATATTACAAGGTAATCCTCCGGTAGTAATTAACGACGGTGTTACAATTACTAAGTATATTAGTCATGAAGACCCTTATGTTCAAATGGGTATTCAGTTAGTGCAGAATCTAGCAAGTAAGGCACAAGAAGGTAGTGGTGATGGAACTACTACTGCTTGTATTCTTGCTCAAGCACTATGTCATAATATGATAGATGCTCCACCAATGAATGTCCATGACTTCAACAACTTAATTAATTCACTAAAGGATTTTATGATTCATGGATTAGATAATGAAGCAGAAGAAGTTAGAGATGAAGATATACTCAACATAGCAACTATAGCGGCAAATAATGATATTCATTTGGGTACTTTAATTGCAGACTCACTAAACAAAGTAGGCCGTGATGGGATTATTACAGTTGAAGAATCCAAAACACATAAGACTGAAATCTTGGTTAGGGAAGGATTAGAAATTGATGAAGGATATATGAGTCACCTTATGGCGAATAGCGAGGATGGTAAATGTACTTTCAACAACCCTCTAATCTTTCTATCTAACTTAGCAATTAGAAACTTCAATGAAATATTACCTATGATGGAACATGCGGCTAATAATAAACAACCTCTAGTTATATTCTGTAAAGGGATGGATGGTAATGCTATGAATAATGTGGTAATGAATCTATTACAGAAAACAATTGATGTTGCAGTAGTTACAGCCCCTAACTTTGGAGATGCTCAATTAGATGAGTTGGCTGATATTGCAGGTGTTGTAGGTGGAACTCTTTATACAGATGAAAGTAAAGATGATGCCAAACAACTACATTCTGTTACTTTCGGAACCTGTGATAGTATTACCATTACTAAAGATAAAACAATCTTTGTTGGCGGTGATAGAGCATTAACTGAAAATAGAATATCTACTCTAAAAGGTGTCTTTGAAGATAGCCAAGATGAGTACGATAAAGTTAGACTTAAGAAAAGAATAGCGAGACTTAGTGGTGGAGTTGCCACGATTAAAGTTGGTGCTTCTTCATCTATTGAAATGAGAGAAAAGAAAGAAAGAATAGACGATGCTCTTAATGCTACAAAGGCCGCCTTAGAAGAAGGTATTATTGTTGGCGGTGGAATAACACTGGCTAGCGTAGCAAAGAAGATAACCAAACCTATGAAAGATGCTAGGTGGTTTGAGTCTGCTATGCAAGAACCAATTAGAGTATTACAACTCAATAGTGGTATAAGCACTCCTTCTGTTTCTTTTGGTAAAAAGAATATGGGCTTCAATGCTTTAACTGGAAGCACTTGTAACTTAAAGACAGCAGGTGTCTATGACCCAGTTAAGGTAACTAAGAATAGTTTCTTAGCGGCTATGTCCATCGCACAACTTTTCTACTCTACCGATGTAGCAGTTTTGTTACCGGAGGAATAGTATGAAATGTCCGACTTGTTGGAGAAGTATGTCTAAGTATTATGCTAGAAAATACAATAAATGTAAGGTATGTTTAGAAGGTGAAAGTAAATGAAGAAGAGAGCAGTAACAGTAACACTACCCGCACCACATAAAGCACAAATTACCTGTCCTATCTGTAAAGGTAACAAATGTGTAGTCTGTAAAATGACAGGCAGTTTAGCAATAGATGTTGCGCCTAAGATACCAATACAAAGAGCGCATATTATCAAATATGTTATGGAGAACATGCAAGATGTTTCTCAAGAACTAACTAGAATGTATGGCTTAGTACCGGAGATAGGAACTAAAGAAGTAGTTGTTGTCAATGAGGGTCAGTATGAGATAGTGCAAGTATCATCTTTAGGTGGTGCTTGTTGGATAGTAAATAGATTAGATGAATTAGAAACACCACGATACTTTACTGCCTTGAAGGATTTAAAGAAGTTCAAAGAGGGGTGGATGAGTTGAGTGAGTTAGAAACAAAGGGTACAATAGCCCGTAACGCCACTGATGAAATATTAGTTAAGCGTGGAAACTATTGGAACATTGAAGTCTTTGATGTTCGTTGGTATAGTAATGATAAACCAACAAGAAAAGGTATTCGTATGAATATTGAAGAGGCTAAAATTTTATTAAAAATATTGGAGAGAGAATTAGAATGACGAAAATAATAAGCGATGTGCAAATAAAGAGAATGATGAAAGTATTTAACCCCAACAGGGGATGGAAAGGAGGTTCAGTTGATGTGTTTAGAGATAATGCTAAACAGATGCTCTACTTCTTACTTAGTGAGATTGAATCTAATATGGAAGGAAACAAAAGAGTCCAACCGGAAGATATTGTTAATGCTTACAATTTTATTGCTAATGCAATAATGTTAGCGAAGCAACCTGTATTGAGACACTTTATCGGAGAGGAGGAATAAATATGAAAACAGCAAGTTATATTAAAACATGGAACGATGTAAATAGATTAGACACATGGGCTAATACTATAAGAAAACAGATTAAGAATGAGATTTTATTAAATCACTTCGAGCAGGACTTTAAGGGAATTGCTAGTTGTAATGAATTTACTAGAGCCTCTTTTGTTATGTATTGGGAACTACAGACTGATAGCCTTTTGGCTACAGTAGCCCCACCATTAGTACAAGGTACCTTTGTTTCTATGATAAATAGACTAAGTGAACTAGGTAAAGTTGAAGAGATTGAAGTCCTAAATGCTATTATGATTAACTTTACTAGAATCATGCAAGTGATGAATAGCGGTGACACTGATGAAGAAGAGTGAATGGATTTACTTAGCAAGTGCTATGTGGGCATACACAGAAAAACATGAAGGTGAAATATCACGCCTTCTAAAAGAAGTGGTAATTATATTAAATAAAAATAAGGAGATGATTATAGATGATAGATTGGAAAATGATGAGCCGGTTGTTAGAATCCACGACGGAGAAAACACCAACACAACAAGTAAAATTAATAGCGACGGAACTAGATAAGTTCGATACTCACAAGAGCGCAGTAATTCAATTGCTTGCTAGAGAATACCCTAGTAATAATATTGGTTTGGCTAAGGCTAAGTCTTGGCTTGCTAAGATGTTTGATTGTTTTGATGATGAGATAGAAGTGCTTTATGCCATTGATGGAGAATTAGGAGAAGCAATATACTTACTAGATGCAGGAGCAGAAACACAAAGAAACATAGGCATTGGTTCTGTTATTAGAGTTTTAGAAACAGAATGTGGAGCGTTAGACGATTCCTCTTATCTTTTAGTTAAGGATGTATTATTAAATATGTCAGCACTAGAAAGAAAATGGTTTGTTAGATATTGGTTGGGTTCACCGACTAATGGAATAGATGAAGGAACAGTAAAGAAGTTATTAGCAAAATACTACGATAAGAAACTAAGCGAAGTTAAGAATCATTCTAACTTTAACAGTCTTAGTAATCTTTGTGCTTACTATGAAATGAAAGAGGAACCTCCTATGAATTTATCACATGGTACCTTTGTAAAACCAATGTTAGCGAAAGATGTCCCTATGAATAAGTGGCCGGAGAATAAGATTGTAGATTACAAGTATGATGGTAACAGGTATCAAATACACAAAGAAGGGACTAATGTAATTATCTTTAATCGTAAAGGTTCTATTGTTACGCCACAGTTTCAAGACATAGTAGAACAAGTTAGACAGTATTATATTGATTGTATTCTTGATGGTGAAATATATCCAATTAAGGATGATGGTTCACCTGCTGAACATAAACTAATGGGAACAAGAGTTCACTCTAAAGACCATGCAGAAGCAAGAGAAAGGGTTGCCGTAAGATGGGTGGTGTTCGATTGTCTTAAGATTGCTGATGAAACAATTATGGATTTATCATATAATGAAAGGCTTGAGAAAATGAAGAATATTCCTCAACAGGCACATAGAATGAAAGAGGGTGATGATGTTCTAGCGTTCTATAATAGAGCGATTAACGATGGCTTTGAGGGCATTATTGTCAAAGATACTACCCTACCCTATGAAGCAGGTAAAAGAAGCGCAGGGTGGGCTAAATATAAGCCTCCTCGCATTGAATTAGATGTGGCTATTACTACTGCTAAATATGGCGAAGGTTCAAGAGCCAATGTATTCGGCACTTTTGGTATATCAGTAAAGAGTGATAGAGGTTTCAAGTCAGTAGGTTCTATTGGGACAGGGTTCAGTGAAACTGATTTAGTTTGGTTAACTAATGAACTTAGAAAGAATGTAGAAACTTTCAATAATGGTACATACAATTTATTACCGAGAGTTGTTTTAGAAGTATCAGCAGACTTAGTTACTCAAGATGCTAAAAGCAATTACGGTTTAAGATTCCCAAGATGTAAAAGAATACGACATGATAAGTTTGTTGCTGATATAAATACAATAGAAGATGTAGAGGCATTAGTATGAATCCGCCGGAAGTAGAAAGAGTCATAGAAAGATTTGGTAAAGCCTCTATCTTTTCTTTTGCTGTTTATGATGAACTAAGTAATGAAGACTTATTCGTTTTAACTAAAGGGGTTTATGTTGCTTGTAAAGTAAATGGTGTAGATTTACCCGAAGACTTTGAGAAATACATGACCATTGTAGAAGTAGAAGAAGATAAAGAAAGAGCCATGATGTTCAATAGAAACCCCAATACTAATTTGAATATAGTGTTGGGTGGTTCACTAACAGAAAGTGTAGACTTTTTAACAGGTCTTCTACTAGAAGGATTGGAGTATATGAAAGTCAAGTCGGAGTTTATTGGGTTCTATGAGGTCGAATCTAATGTATAGTAAAGATATTCTTACAGGAATATTTCTAGCCAAAGCAAAAGGTCACATAAGTATAACAAAGAACGAAGACCTATTGATAGGCTACCGTACTAAATTAACTCTAAACATTAGAGGTAGTGCTTCATTTCTCCAAGGGATAGAAAGGAGCCTATTGCAGTTTGGAATACAATCTAAGTTTAGCCCACAGCAAAATAAGAGTAGGCCAACACCAATATTAGTTATATCGGGAATAAAGAATATAGCATTAGTGGTTCATCATTTATTAGTTGACTTACCGGATGCTAATGATGGACTAAGAGATTTTAAAAAAGCGGTTAGAATAGTTGCCGAATCAAGACATCTAAGACTAGAAGGGCTTGAAGAACTTTTCAAAATTAAGGAGTTAATATAATGGGATTAACAAATATGAATAGAGATAGACCAATAATAATTACAGGAAAGACAGGAACAGGTAAGACAACTAAAGCAAAAGAGTTACTTCCTGAAGCCATAGTGTTATTTGCGAATGAACTTGAAATAGACGCAAATTCACTTAATGTTCAAAATGGTCTTATTATAGAAGATATACATTACAATGCACAGAAAGATAACTTATTGAATATAATTAGACGGTATAGAGGTAAGTTAGTTATGACCTCTATCAATGAGAAAGACATTCCAAAGGAAGTGAAGGGTCTTTGTAAGATTAAGAGAGCAGGTAGTAAGAAGCATTTGTTGGAGTCAATTCAAGAACTTGCACCTAGAAGTGAAGAACCCTTCTCACTACACATGGACACCTTTAGTTTAGTAAACTATTTCTTGAAAGAGAGTGATAGAGACAAGGTATGTGAAGTGTTGAAGGTGAATAAACCATCCGATACTCAGTTCTTGAATTGGCTTTGTGTTAACTCAAACCCCAATAAGTTATTATTTATTGATGGTAGGGTTAGAAGAAGATGGTCGCAAGACTACTTCTATGAAATGTTGGCCTATGTGTACGATGGTAGATTCTATGGTAGATTAAGTATGCCAATAAGAAAACAGTATTCTAAGATTCCTTCTTTGTTAAGAAGACTCAAGATTAAGAATGCTGACAAAAGAATCTTTAGGCAGTTAATTAAAGATGAAGACTTTCTTAAGTATGCTAAAAGCAAACTAAATAATGGAGAGTGCCGCCTTTTAGGTTTGGGAGAGAAGAGGGTTCGTAAAGCGAAACCCGTTTCCCAAGTTAAGCAAACAACATTAGGTGATTTTTGATGAAGATTCGTGCAGGTAAAAAAAGAGCAATCAACAAACTAATAAAAATAGTAGCAGACAACGAACTAACTACTAACGAAATTTATGATAGGATGTTACAACAATCCTCTAAAAAAACTGATTTAACTTTTAGACAATTAACTAACATATTGAGTAGTTATTTTGAAGAAGTCGGTTATGATAATAAAACAAGTTGTATAATATGGAAAAATAAAAATGGAGATAATAATAATGTCGAACAAACGATGGATAAAAAAGAAAATAAAACAGGTAATCGAAATAGAGCCGAACTTAACGAATAAAGAAATATTTGACATAGTGTATGGCTATGCCAACTTAGGGGAATTGTCCTTTAAGCGTGTTAGATATGAAATGACTACTACACAATTCGGTATGTTACTTAGAACATGGAGGCGGCAAAATGCCAAAGAATAGTTTACTAAAGAGCAGAATAACAAAGTTACTACAAAAAGAACCACTAACAACAGGAGAGATAAAAGATAAATTGTATTCGTACAAAACCAACAAAGGCCGACCTTCAACCAAGGGAATGCCAACAACAAATCAACTACAGATGATTCTTAGAATACATTATAAGAAAGTAAAGTTTTGTAATAAAACAAAACAAACAATATGGAGGAATAGATAATGTTAGAACTAGTAGTAGGAACATTAACAGTATTGTTTCTCTATTGGTTAGGTGGTGTATTACTACCCGACTATGAACCAATACAACAAGAATTAATTAAATTAGAGGAGGAATAAAAATGAAAGCGTCGGAAAAGATAAAAGAAATAGAAATTGATTTAAAAGACTACAAAGAATTATTAGAGGCATTAGAAGATATGGAAATGATTTATGATAACTTAGAATGGGTTGATGTTTACAAACCCCATCATATTGATATGGAATTATCTCAAGCCATTAGAGAAGTAGAAGGCAAGATACAAGCAATAGAATATAAATTGGAGAGGATATAATGTTATGGACAGAAAAATACAGACCAAGTAAATTAAGCGACATTGCAGGACAGGAGCATTTTGTATTAGATGCAGAACAATGGGTATTAGAAAAGAATATGCCCAATGTTCTTGCCTACGGTGTTGCCGGAACAGGTAAGACAGGTGCGGCAATAGCACTTGCTAAGTCTTTACTAGGAGAGACTTTCAAAGATAACTTCTTTGAGTAAATGCTAGTGATGATAGAAGACTAGAAACTGTTAGAACTACAATAAAACAAGTAGCACAAAGCGGAACACTAGGTGATGCACCATTTAGAATAATGTTATTAGACGAAATGGATGGTATGACTAGCGATGCTCAAAATGCTTTGAAAAGAATTATGGAAAGGTATGCCAGTAATATTAGATTCATCATTACTTGTAATGATAAGTCTAGGATTATCTTCCCTCTTCAAAGTAGATGTGCTAATTACAGATTCAATCCACTAAAGAATGAGATAGTTCTTGAAGTTATCAAAAACATTCTTGATAAAGAACAGGTCGTAGGCTTCGCAGATGAAGATTTGGCTCGCTTTATATATGATTTAGATGGTGATTTACGCAGGGCGATTACCGAAATTCAAGCGGCTAAAGCCTCAAACTTCACGCTAAGAAAACAAGTACAGGATTCATTAAAAGAGTTCGATGCAATACTAAATTTAATACTTAATAATAAACCAAATGAAACATTGAATAAATTACATGACATATTGTACGGAGGAAGAAGCGTGAAAGAAATATGTTTAGCATTACACAATTCTGTCTTAGAGGCAGAAGGATTAGAGTCCAAAGAGAAGTTCAAACTTCTTAGGATAATAGGGGAAACAGAACACCGTTCTACTACCATGACCCCTAAAGTGATAATATCATGGATGGTAGGACAACTTTAAACAGGAGTGAAAAAAATGAATATAGACGAAAAAATAATGAAAGAAATAGAAATAGGAGCAAAGCATTTGGCTACGACTACCGAAGATTTGGTAGATAAATATGTAGACATTTGTAAGGAAAACGGAGTAGATGTCAATAGCGATATTGGCGTTTCTCTACTTAGAAACTATGTGAGAGGAAACATGAAGAGAGCAACCACTAAAACTAATAGTGGTTCAAACTCTTTAGTTAAAAGTGCATTTGGTTTCTTCGTGTCCTTAGAATCTCCTAGAGATATGATGAGTTGGAACAGAAACAAAGCAAAAGAAGAATATCTTCGTGATAGTGATAAAGCATTGAGCGATGGTCTTGTAGCAGTTGTTACAGATAATGGCGATGAGACTTATACTATGGCTAGATACTACAAAGGTGACTACGCTGAAAAGATGGTCAAGACTCTTAATGCAGGTGCAGAAGAATTGGAAGATGGTAGTATTATTATCCCAATAGACCCTATGCCTAACTATGCTAGTGGTGCTGAAAATAAAAGATATGGTAAACCATTACCAGTTAATGAGTTTAGAAGAAGCGGTATTTTCTATGGAAGCGTAGATGGTGGAGAAATGAAATCTTATTATTTCTCCTACAAGAATCAAGGCGGAGTAGACTTTGCTCCCGATACCTTTGATTGGGTACACTTCAAAACTATTCCTAGTGATGATGGTACCAACCTCTATGGTATGACTATGGCAACTAAAGATAGTTTGATTAGAAATGAAGATGTAAATCCTGATAATAGTGATTATCGAGATATGAGTTCTTTTGACTTTGCATCTTGTTTGTTTGAGAACTATACCAAACACGGAACATCCCTAGTTGATTTAGATAGACTACATCAAACATTGCAGATGGAAGTTACCAAAGATAGGTATGCCATTGTAGAAGGAACCGTAGTTAATCAAAGAATGACACCAACGGCTAACGGTAACAGAATTTTGTTCATTACCGACAAAGAGGCTGATATGGAACTAAGTGAAGATGATGCAGGTAATCTAGCAACAACTTGTTGGATTCCCGAACACATTGATGTTAACTTCGGCATAGGTTCAAAGGTTATTGTTGTTGGTAGAACATCACAAAGAATCGTTGACGGCGAAGCAGAACCAATTACAATTAACACCAGTGGGTTGTTAGTTGAACAATCAGTTGGTAATCCTGCCGCCGCAGAAGAGTCAGTAGAGGATGAAGACTTAGATTGGTTTTGATTAATTCCAAAGGGGGGTTTGTTGTTCCCCTCTTCATAAACAAGTGTAAGTGTAAACTTGTGGAAGCAAATTGATACTCGACTAGGTGCGAAGCCTGTCCTTATGGGGATTAAAAATGATAAGAAAAGGAATAATAGAAAATAGATTCCTGTTAAAGAATGGTAGTTTCATTATTGATTTAGGTGAAGTTGATTTCTTAACATGGAATAAAAATATGAAATTAGAGGAAAGTTATTGGGTTAAGTTGCATGTTGGTGAAAAAGACACAAGATATATTTGTGACAATAGAAGCCAATTATGTGATATAATCAATGCTTGGGCTAAGATTAAAGGAAAAGAAATAAAAATAAATAAAGAAGAAATAGGTGAATTATATGACTTTTAGAAAAGAAAAAATAAATTTTAGAGAACTGTTAAAACAGAAAAGAGAGAATAGACAACCAAGAATGGTATTAGGAATTTGGGGTGAACCAAAGACAGGTAAGACTGGCTTAGCGTTAGACTTCCCCGAAAGAAAGATATTCGTTCTTGATTGGGATAGAGGAGTAGAATCAACATGGTATCAACACCACGACGCTACTGAAAGAATAGAAGTATTCTGCCCTATTGTAATGAACAAAGATAACATTATTGATATTAATGATAGTGAGTCTAGGTCATTAGAATTTGTAGACCACGCCAAAGAATCAATAACAAAAGGCGAGAAGCCTATCTTTGTTATCGACGGTGTAGATACTTGGTTAAATGCTTGTATGTTGAAAGTCAATCCTAACCCTAGAGTCGTAACAAAGATTATGCCGTTCCAGTATGGCAATAGGAACAAAGCGTTCTACTATTTATTAGACACTATCTATAACTTAGAATGCGATGTAGTATTTATTACTCACGAAACTGAAAAGTACATGGATAATGTTCCTATTGGTATGCAGCCAATGTGGAAAGAATGGGGAGGTAAACTCGAACAAGAAATTTACTGCTCTAAGAAAATGATTAAAGGAGAGTTACACTTCTTTGCTGAGTTAATAGGCAGTAGAACTAATGGTAAACTTGTTGGTTCTAAGTGGACAGTAAGACAAGGAACTCCTCCTAACATTACATGGAATGGAGTCAAAGAATTAAGAGAGGGAACAATATGAAATTAAGTGAAAAACTGCCCCCACATGAAAATCTCGGTGAACTTGCCTTTTTAAAAGAAGAAGAAGAAACCGGAGATAAATTATATTATAGGCCATGTCTAACTCGTTGGTCGGACAATGAAATAAAAACTTATGAGTCTAATAAAGATGAACGATGTTGGTTCGGTTGGGTTGTTTATGGTGCTAACCCTATATTCGGAGTTAGTGCTTGGTTAGTAAAAGGTGATGAAATATGAAATTTACAGTAGATGCAAAAGAATTAGTTAAAGGATTGACAGATATACAATTGAAAGGAAAGTATGTAATGGGTGCTAGTGTTACTAGTGGTAGTTTAGTAGACTACTTCTACGCTAGACTACATGAGAATACATTGAGTTTATGGAATACAGATTCTATCAATTCATTAATAGTTAAGGTTAATTTAACTGTTGAAGGTGAAGAAGATGGAGTGTTTGTTGCAGAAACTAAAACTCTAACTAAGTACCTAAAGAACTTCACAGGTGATGTTAAAGTAGATAGTGGAGATATAGTCACAATGACTTGCGGTAATAGTAAAGTCTCACAACCTCTTGTTGTTAATCATCCTAACATGGATGCTATCAATCGTATGGGTCAATATGTTATAGATACTCGCTTTGAAGAAGCATTAGAAACCTTGCCGGAGTTTAACAAGTCAAAGTTTGAAGGTGCGTTTCAGTTAGACTCTAATACATTTAGTGAGACTATGAAACTTTGTGAGTTAATAGGTAGTGGTGTTTATCATCTCAACTATGAACATGACAAGAATAAGTTATCTATGTCTAGTTCTACTAACAATACAAACAAGTTTGAGACTTCTATTGAGTTAGAAGGCAACATTGGAGAATCAGCAACGCTAGATTTCTCTAGCCCTATTCATGTATTGTTTGACAATGAAATGATTAACTTCTATGTGAAAGATGATTTCCCGATGTTATTAATGTCGGAAAACAAATTAGTAATTAAAGCACCACACTTAGCAAACTGAGGAATATAAATGATAATAAGTAATAAAAATGGAAATGTAATATATAAATCTTGGAGAGAAAACGGAGTAAAGAAAAGCGAAGAAGTAGAGTTTAGACCGTACTTCTATGTTTCAGTAGAAGAACCCGAAATAACTCATTATCCTGTTAGTAAGTATGCTAGAGGAGAGTTCAAGTATGAAGAAGGAGACTGGGTTAGTTTAGAAGGCTATAAGTTAAAGCGGGTATATGTTCAAAAGTCATTTGATATATACAAAGCAAGACAGCATTTTAGTAAAACATATGAGGCTGATGTGCCTTATACATTTAGATATGCTGTTGATGAGATAGATGAAATGCCCGAATACAATATGCGTAAGTGGTATTGGGATATGGAATGGCAACAAGGTGGTGAACATGATAATTGCATTACTACTATTGTAATGTATGATAATTATGATAAAGAATACTATCAGTGGGCATGGTTTCCTAATGATATAAACACAGGTGGTGTCTACTTTCATGACAAAGAGCGTGTCTTTGGTAACGAAAAAGATATGATTGAAAACTTCATGGGAACTATGATTGCTAAAGACCCCGATATGTTAATTGCATGGTTTGGTCTTAAGTTCGACTTACCTAAGTTATTAGATAGAGCATGTGCTTTAGGA